GGTTTGAATTGCGTCGTCCATGTTAGCAGTTCCAAGCTTTAAGTGATTTGTTAATCCGGCTGTTGGGGTCGTTTGCGGTCTTCGCGCTGGTAAGTTTCTTCTTCATACCGGTCATTCTCGCGCAGAAAGAGTCGCGTCTGCTTCCGCCTTCCGGCTGGGGAGGCTTCAAATTCATCCCTTGTTTTTTGGCTGACGCGCGCCCCTTGGCGTTCAAGCCACCCTTGGGATTTTTGCCTTCCTTGCGAGTCCATGCTGGTGATTTTGCCATGATTAAGCCATTGCTTCTTGACAGATTACATTGGTCTGAACTGTAGCACCAGCAGAAGAGGTAATTGCAACCGTCAGAATGTCGGCTACGTTGCCTTTAATGTTGGTCAACACAGGGAAGAAATTAGTCAAGTCCAGTTGCTGTAATCCGTTATTAGCGGTAGAGAAGGCATATACCACCTCACCGCCAGCCAAAGACACAGCGCTCAAATCTTGCTCAGCAAACGAGTTGTACGACCCCAACGTGTTTAGCGGCACAAAGTTCTGTCCTTGCAACGACACTTGGTTTGTGGGTGTAGATGCAATCAACTCCACCAAGCAAGTAGCAGAAGAATTAAGCAGCAGTGTTTCAGGCAGCAATTGGCCACGGTCAATCAAGCCAATATAGTAAGAGTTACCCGCCGATGGGCCCGTTTGCAAAGGCCCGCCAGTCACAATGTCTTGGAACGTCAATGTGGTGGCGGTGTTTGCGGTAATACGTCCTGTATACGGAGCGGTAACAGTTGCGCTGCTTGTATACGCGCCGGGGCTTACTGGGCCAAAGTTAATGCGAACTTGGTTGGCTGTTAACACCGTTACGTTGTATGTACCGTTATAGTTGGACGGGCTTGCATTAGAAATGGTAATGATGTCATTAGTATTCAGGTAATGCGAGCTTTGGAACGTAACCGTTGCGCTGTAGTTGTTTACACCCGCAACTTGTGGCGTAGGGCCAGTCAATGCGCTAATTGTTGCAATTGCCGGTAGGCTTGCAATGTAGTAAATGAACCTACCAACCCACTGATTTACAGCCCAATACGTAGCTGTTGGCACAGAAACTGGACTTGCCCCGGACGGGAAGTTTGGAATCTGCAACAACATTGTGGTTGTGCTAGGTATGTTTTGAATCAAGTAGGTGTTAGCTGCGTATGCCTGTGTTGTAGTCAACGTGCCGGATGCCCCTGCAATACCTGCGGCGCTGCTTACCTGATAGGTTCCGGTAGAACCTGCGGTGTAGAAGTTGTAGGTTCCAGAGGCTTGCACAGTAAAGGCTTGGCTCAGGGTTACAGTAGCACCAATGACTTGGTTTACAAATGTACCTGCGGGGATGCCCGTACCAGAAACCAGCTGACCTGCCGCAAGGCTAGTGCCAGCAGATAAGGTAATGACGCTAGAACCCACTGCACCACCGCTTGCAAACGTGGGGGAAACGGTTGCAGAGTTAGTAGCCGTAAGCTGGGTAACAACGATTGGAGAGCCAACAATACCAGTTCCCGTTAGTACTTGCTGGTCAGTGATGACGCCGGTGTTCGCCGTTACGGTCAACGTAGTACCAGAAACTGTGTACGTAGTAATAGACGCTGCTTGCGAGAAAGCGCTCAACGTAACATATTGCGCAGGTTGATTGGCTGGGACGTTAGTTACTGGGTAACCGTGAGCAGCACTAAATGTTAGAAGTGCCTGTCCGTTGTTCCCTTGGCCAACCATTGAACTGATGGTAGCGGTGCCACCAACTGCGCCTGAGTTACCAATGGTCAACGAGTTTTGTGTACCTGCGGTAGCTGCAACATAGGTGCTATCAAACAAGTCCGTACCCACTGTGCGCATACGGAACGAAAGAGCGGGGAACCGAACTGAAGATGCGGGCACTGTACGGTTTTGCGTTTTAGCGTCGTTACCGTAGGAATAGGTAAAACCGCGTTGAGGGTCACGTCCGCCTTCAATCAACACAGACACACCGTAGTGAGTCATGATGGATTGTGCTCCAGTGCTGCCGTTGCGTTGCTCGTAACGAACGGGCAAGTTACCTGTACGGCTCCAAGGTTTGGTTTGCAATGCACCGGTAAATGATGAGTTTGCAGTACCAATTTGGTGGAGAATATAAGGTTCGCCGTTAAGAACCACGCCCCAACGCAATGCTCCGGCACCGTACCAAGCGTACTCCATCCAGATCATCTGGACGGCACCCCAGTTTAATGCTTGAGCAATGGTTTGGTTTGCATTCCACTGCTCAATAGAAATAATGGTATCTACCGGCACCCCGCCCGAATCAGAGCGTACAACCACGTACATCCCATATGGGTTGGTAGTGGTGGGGTTGTTCTGCATAAAAAATATGCCGTTGGAGTCATCAAAGATACCAACACGCTGATATTGACCAGCTGTAGCGCCGCCAAAGTTTACGTTGGAAGCCATGTACATGGTCTTGCCGGGTTGGTACCGATGGTAAGGGCGAGACTGGCGGATTGTGATGTCGCCGGAAATCGGAGGAACACTGCTAATACCGGTGCCAATAGTCATGGTAACCCCGCCAAGGCCGGGGCTCTGCACAATACTAGCGTTGCCAGATACGTTTTGAATAAACTGTTCCCAACGCAACGGTTGAGTACCGTATTCAAAGTCAGCGTCGTAAATATTTTGGGATTGGCTTACCTTCAGCTTGCCAACAACATCACGCAGACGCTGGGGTGCAATAAACTCAGCCGCTCCATCAATGCCTTGCAGTGGCATTGTAGGAGTTTGAACACCTTGACTGGCAAAAGACGGGCTATTGGCTAAACCCGAAAAGAAAAGATTACGTAGTGAAATACCCATGATGACTCCTTAGATTGCACAAGGGGGCCGAAGCCCCCTACCCGGTCAATTAGTCAAAGTTACCGTAAGGGTAAGTCGTCGTAGTACCAATGTTGCCATCTGCTTGAGTGTAGCGAACTGTAAAATAAAACTTACCAGCGGTCAGTGTACTTGCTGCCACAGTGTAAGGGATTACAACGGTAAACACCAATTGCGAGAAGAAAGTGGGTTGCGCACCAAGGTTTGGATTTTGGATGTCCGATGAGGTAGCTGATTGTGCAGCAAACTGCGCGTCAGTAAATGTGTCCAAAGTTTGGCGACCAACAGCAGAAACAGTGGTAATACCTGCGTAAGTTGTGGTGTTAAACGCGTTACCAACTTTTACTGCAACAGTGCCAATAGTACCGCCAGACACGGTAGGAACAACGCCGCAATCAACAAAAATGTCATTAATATTGGAGTTGATTGGGAGATACATCACTACGCCGCGATACAGGTTACCAGAGGTACCGGTAGAGTCTGCTGTGGGGGTTGTGGTTGTTGGGCCCGAATTGCTAAAAGAGCTGGAAGGGGTATACAACTGTCCGGGGACGTTAGGTACGCCATTGCCCCAAACAAATTGACCAGAGCCACCAGAATAGCCAGCGGTGCCAGAAGTGGTGTTAGTAAAGTTAATGTCCACAGCTTGAACGAGGTCAACGTAACCAACATCGCGCAGGGGGCCAAAACGGTTATCGCCCGACAGAATCGGGCCTTCAAATGTAGAACGTGCCATGACAAAAGTCCTTATGCAAAAGAACCCTTACCAATCGTTGCATCGTCTGCTGGGGCAGTGGCGGTAAGGGCAATCACCCAGATGTGTGCAATATACACGCATTTACACGCTCGGTCAATAAATAATTGTTGGCGGTCTTAAGGAGACTCGTTTAATGTCACAGACCTTCAGCTTGGACACCAACACGGCTGGGGACTGGCAAGATGCAAACCCACTTTGTGTTAGCCCGTGCTAACAACCAATCCCCATACGTGTTAGTAGTTGGTGGCTCACATGAAGCAGTGTGTGTATCAACAAAATCACGGAAGCATCTGTACCGGCGCTAACCCGGTATACCACCAACTGTTCGTATTATACAACAAAAAAAAGGCCCCGAAGGGCCTTAAAAGTAGGAGTAAACCCTTGCTTTTAGTACGAACCGTACACACCCAGTGGATCGCTGTAGCCAAAGCTATAACGTTCACGAGACTTGTAACGCACGTTTCCGGTGTCAAAATCACCATCCATCGAGTTTTGCAAAGCAACACGCTCAAAGTGCTTCAGACCGTTTGGAACGTCAGTGGTCAGGAACCATGCGTTGGTAGCGGTCAAGAAGTGATTGACAGTGTAGCCTTCAGGGATAGAACCATTGTTCTTGATGGCGTTGATATCGTTGTTGTTGGTACCGACACGGAGTTCAGTATCCAGCAAACGAGTAGCAACGAACATCAGAGCAGGAGGAACCACCAGCTTACGGGGTTTAGCTGCAATCAGCAAGCCACGCTCATCAGTCCAAGCGGCGATTGCAATAACGGCGGCTTCCAAAGAAGTCTCGTTTAAATCGGCTGGAGTAGAAGGAGTGTTGCCATTGGTGCCGCCGTTAACCAAGGGGTGAGCCGTGCTAAACAGAGACACGCCATCGCCGCCGGTGATTGCTGCGTTAAAACCGTTGTTCAGAACGGAAGCAGCTTTAACCTGCTTGGTGTAAGCCATAGCACGTGCCAGACCTTTGGTGTAACGAGCAGACAAGCTGTCGTACAGGTTATCTTCAATCGCCTCTTCGGTAATCGAGAAACCCAAAGCAATGGTTTCGTGGTTATAGCGAGCAGTCCAAGCCTCTTGAGCGTTGTCATACTGGATTGCGGATCCCTCATTCTTCGTGGGAGCAGCAGAGAAGCCGGAGAGTTTGGTCTCCTCTTCAAAGCTACGCTCAGAAGTTTCGGTTTCGTAGATCTCTTTATGCTCTTCGCCGTAGCGAGCGTATTCCAGACCAAACAAAGCGTTCAGACCGGGGAGCAACTCTTTAAGTAGTTGTGCGCGTGAAATAGCCATTTTATATTACTCCTTAGACGCTAACGGGGTAGTAGTAACCGTGAGTGCCTTGATTAAACTTAACCAAAACTTCCGGATAGTTGGTGAACACGATAGTGGAACTGCTGGGAATAGAAGTCACAGAACCGGGGACAGCAATAGCCGCATTGATCGTGATCTGGGTAGTACCAGCGGTCAGACCAGCGGTAACAAACGATCCGGTCTCAATCAATTGTCCGTTTGGAGCTAAGTAAGCAACGTCAGCACCATAAGTGATTGCACTTGGCAGGCCAGAGCCGGTCAAGGTAATCGTGGTGGAGCTAGACGAGCCAGTTGCAGACACAGCGTAAGCGGTATCAGTTTGAAGTCCAACAACGCGCATGGGAACCGTAACTGCGGTGCTCAATGTGGTTGCCAAAGCTGCCAAGTATGAATTACCGGTGGCGGTGCTACCAGCAACGGCAGAACCTGTACCAGCTTGCCACAAACGGCTCAACTGAATGTTTTGACCAATCAGGGGAACGGCAGCAGAACCCAAAGTCGTTCCGTTTTGGATCATCACCATCTTAAACACTTGGTCAGGATCGTCAGCAACAATAGCTACTGCGTCACCAGCC